CAAATGTATGGACAGAGATAGTCGCGGCTTACCTTTTCATCATTTCTGGTACTGTGTGGAGTGGCTCATCTTGGGTTGACACAAACCAACTTGGTGGCACTCTAGGAACTACGCCCGTTACTTTTGTTCAATTCTCGAACAACGCAATTTATACGGCTGGAACAGGGCTAACCCTTGCTGGCTTTCAATTCAGTATCACGCCCGTAGGAACAGCAGGCACTTATGGCTCGGCATCAAGCGTTCCAGTATTTGTCACCAACGCTAGTGGTCAAGTTACATCGGTAACTAACACAAGCATTGCGATTGCCGCGAATCAGATTACATCTGGCACGATAGACACAGCACGAATTTCTGGCTCTTACACAGGCATTACGGGCGTAGGAACGCTAACCGCAGGCACTTGGAACGCATCGACCATCGGTGTTGCTTATGGCGGTACTGGCGCAACGACTTTTAGTGCTGGTTATGTAAAAGCAAGCGGAACAACCGCTTTTACGACTGTTTCAACAATACCGAACACGGATATTTCTGGGCTTGGCACAATGTCAACCCAAAACGCCAATTCAGTAGCGATTACTGGTGGCTCGGCAACGCTTGGAACGCTGATTACAAGCAGTTTGACGGGCTATCTATATGGTAATGGCAGTAGCGCGGTAACAGCGTCTACAACAATTCCTACAAGTGCTTTATCTGGCAACTTTGTAAGCACATTCTCTGCTGGTACAACGGGTTTCACGCCTTCGAGTAACACAACGGGCGCGGTCACATTGTCTGGAACGCTTAATGTGGCAAATGGTGGAACTGGTGTAACAGCGTCAACTGGTGCTAACTCGGTAGTTTTAAGAGATGCAAGCGTAAACATTAGCGCAAACGCTGTAAGCGAAGGGTTTTCTAATGTTGCCGCGGCAGGCACAACAACTGTGCTTACTGTTGCTTCTGTGCCTAACTATGTAGTAACTGGTTCGGGCGGTCAGACTTATAAATTGCCAGATGCCACCACATTGGCTAATGGCGCTAACTACACATTTAACAACAACCAAACAAGTGGAACGATTGTTGTCCAAAACAACTCAAGCACGACTGTCGCAACCATCCAATCGGGCGGTTATGTTGATGTAATTTTGCTGAGTAACTCAATAGCCGCGGGTTCATGGGATGTGCATAACTTTGCCCCATCCAATGTTTCTTGGTCAACCAATACATTTGATTACGCTGGCTCATTCACTTCTGGCACATGGAACGGCAATGTTATTGCCTATAACCGAGGTGGCACAGGACAATCATCTTTGTTTGTTGCTGGTGGCATAGTTTATGGCTCTACTACCACAGCGTTGGCGGTAACTACTGCTGGCACTACTGGTCAAGTTCTAACCTCTAACGGCTCAAGCGCACCTAGTTGGTCAACGCCAACATCGTATGCAACAGTCACAGACGATACGACTACTAATGCGACCCGATACCCTCTGTATGCCAACGCTACAAGCGGTAATCTAACGACAGAGTATGTATCCTCTACCAAGTACCAATTTAACCCTTCTACGGGCGTTTTAACCTCTACATCGTTCTCTGGCGCGGGTACGGGTCTTACAGGTACGGCTTCTAGTTTGTCTATTGGTGGCAACGCGGCTACCGCTACAACTGCGACAACCGCAACGACCGCAACAAACATCGGTGGTGGAACGGCTAACCAGATTCCTTACCAAACGGGCGTTGGCGCGACTTCTTTTGTTGTAGCGCCAACCACGGCAAGCACAGCATTGACTTGGAGTGGAACGGCTTTCACTTGGGCAACGGCTGGAACTGCGGTAACGATTAGTGACGATACAACCACAAACGCCACGCGCTATCCATTGTTTGCTAACGCTACAAGTGGTACTGTAAGTACGGAGTATGTAAGTTCTACAAAGTACAAGTACAACCCAAGCACAGGCGAATTGACCGCCCCAGAAGTTATTGCATCAAACGGCATATTGATTAACGGCACGACAGTAAGCGCAAGTTACACAATAGCAAGCGGCAATAACGGATTCTCGGTAGGCCCGATAACTGTGGCAAGCGGTCAAGCAGTAACAGTCACATCTGGACAGCGTTGGATTGTTCTTTAAAGGATAAGCATGAGTCAAGTAATTATTGCTGGAGACACAAGCGGAACGATAACGCTACAAGCGCCAGCCGTGTCTGGTTCTACTACGCTAACGCTACCAGCCGCAACTGGTACTGTGATGGTTAGTGGCAATATGCCAGCGTTTAGCGCATATAACAATGCAAGCCAAAGCATTTCAAACAATACTCTTACAAAAGTTTTGTTTCAAGTTGAAGATTTTGATACAAACAACAATTTTGCATCTAGCCGTTTTACACCAACTATTTCTGGTTATTACCAAATAAACGCTGGTTTAAATTTTCCTTCATCTGCTACTGGAATTGCATCAGTTGCAATATATAAAAATGGTAACGAATGGCAAAGTGGTTCGCAAATGCCATTAAATGTAAGTTATGGCATTAGACCCGTTATTTCTACTGTGCTTTACTTCAATGGTTCTACTGATTATGTAGAAATATATGGATTACAAATAAGTGGCGGAAGTATATCTATTGGAACAAACAGCACTATTGCAACTTGGTTTACTGGCTCAATGATTAGGGGCGCATGATGCTATACGAAAAAATCAAAACCCTATACCCAGAACTTACAGAACATGACTTTATGACTGTAATCACACTACAAAACGACTCTGATGGCAAAGGCGATTACATAGCCAAGTGGGAACACCAAACCATTGCTAGACCAACTGAGGAACAATTAGCATGACATCTAGCGTCTATTGGATTCACCACCCTGACCATACAGATATGTTCAGTCAGGGATACATTGGTGTGTCCAATAATGTTCGTGCTAGATGGAATCGCCACAAGCGTGAAGCACAAAACCCTCATCTTGGAAATGCTATAAAAAAATATGGTTGGGATGCTCTTATCAAAAAAGTATTGTTAATTGCTGATGAAGCCTATTGTTTGATGATTGAAACAAAGTTAAGAGCGCAGAACGAAATAGGTTGGAATATAACCAAAGGCGGGGGGAAACCTCCTTCTGTTTATGGAAACCAGTATGGTCTTGGTAAAACACCGCCAAACAAAGGAAAAGGCATTATTAAGAAGCAAATTTCTTTGTTTAAAACTGCATGGAATAAAGGCATGGAAACGCCTGATGATGTAAAGCAAAAACTAAGTGATGCCAAGATTGGCAAACCAAGTCATCGTAAAGGCATAAAACATACGGCAGAAACTATTGCCAAAATCAAAGCAAACAAACCAAGAACTGTATTGTCTGATGCTGGTCGGCAATCGTTAAGTAATGCCCATAAAGGGCGTAAACATGAAATAATTACTTGTCCTCATTGCAGTAAGCAAGGCGGGGTAACAGCAATGCCTAGGTGGCATTTTGACAACTGCAAGGAGAAACAAATTGACAACTACGCTTAATGCCTCTACTGCGGGGGCGGGTGGCTTTATTGCTACTGGTGACAATTCTGGCTCATTAGCACTACAAACTGCTGGCACTACGGCAGTAACTATTGATACTAGTCAAAACGCTACTTTTGCTGGAAAAGTAACTTCTGCTGGCGCATTAACACTTGCATCTAATGGAACTACTACGGCAGTAACTATTGATACTTCACAGAATGTGGGGATTGGTACTGCTTCGCCAGGAAGCAAACTTGACATTCTTAATACTACAACTGCACAGGCGCAGTTTTCTTATAACGCTTCTATTTATGGTCGCATAGGTCGTTTATCTAGCGGAAACTATGAGTTTTCTGCTTATGAAAACGGGGCGGCTTTAACTTTTGGAACTAGCGGTACAAATAGTTCTACAACAGAGCGTATGCGTATCGACTCTAGCGGTAACTTGCTGGTGGGGACTACAAGTGCTGTTAGTTCTGCGGCTTATATAAATCTAAAAGTTAATCCAGCCTCTAAATGGGGAATGGGAATTCAAGCATCAGTAACTGATAGTTTCAATGCCATGGTTTTTAATAATGTTGCTGGTTCAACTGTTGGAACTATTGTTCCTGGCGCTTCTTCTACTGCTTACAACACATCTTCTGACCACCGCTTAAAAGAAAACATTGCACCTATGACGGGTGCATTAAATACTGTTTCACAATTAAAACCCGTTACATATAAATGGAAAATTGATGGTTCTGCTAGTCAAGGTTTTATTGCACATGAACTGCAAGCAGTAGTACCAGAATGTGTAACTGGTTCTAAAGATGCAGTAGATGAACACGGAAACCCCGTATATCAAGGCATTGACACATCATTCCTAGTAGCAACACTAACAGCGGCTATACAAGAACTTTCAGCAAAGAATGACGCACTAACCGCCCGTGTGGTGGCCTTGGAGAGCAAATAATGGCACTTACATTGGATGGAACGGCTGGTATCACATTCCCAGTAACAGCGGGTGGAACATCTGCGGTGCAAGCATCTTCTGGTAAGGTTTTGCAAGTTGTAAGTACTTTAGTAAATACTTATACATCAACTACATCAACATCATTTACAACAGTATTAACAACTACGATTACGCCATCAAACGCTTCTAACAAAGTTTTAATACTTTGTAATGCTAATGGATTGACAGGGTATCTTAATGTTTCTTTAAATAACAATGCTGGAACAGTTTTAGCGTATCTTGCTCAATATGCATCTAATATTGTATATAGTTCTTCAAGTTTGACATATCTTGATTCTCCAGCAACGACAAGTGCAATAAGTTATACCATTAGACTAGCAAGCACCTCTGCGGGAAATGCCGCAAGAATAAATGATTATTCTTCTAATGCAACAACTTCTACATTAACACTTATGGAGATTGCGGCATGAACAAACATCAAGCAATTATTGCAACACATAGCAATGTCGTTACTATCCGTGGTGACGATGCTTTTGACGCTAATGGCAACCCCGTTACCTATGACGAGTCAGCAGTTCAAGCCTACATAGATGCTCATGCCTACATAGCCAAACGCCAACAAGCCTATCCAAGCATTGCAGACCAACTAGATTTAATCTATCACCAAGGGCTAGACGCTTGGAAATCGGCTATACAAGCAGTAAAAGAGGAGTTTCCTAAATGATTACCCACAAATGGAAAATACACGAAATTGACGCTACTGACGGGCTGATTACAGAAGTCAAGTACAGCGTTTTAGCGCGTCATTTAGACACCACAGTAGAAACCGAGGGCTATTGGAAGTTTGGAGACCCCGTTTTGCGTAAGCCTTTGCTAGAAGTAAAGGAAGAAGATGTCATTGCTTGGGTTAAGGCTGACTCTATGCGAGAAGGCGTAAATATCATAGAATCACGCCTAGAGGAACAACTTGCTAATCTTGAAAAAGACAAGGTTAAATTGCCATGGGTTGCTCAGGTTTTTACAGTAAATCTTGGATAAACCATGACTCAGCCCATCGACATTATTAGCAGAGCATTAAAAGACATAGGCGCTTTAGAGGCTGGTGAAACACCGACTTCGGATGCCGCGACAGACGCTCTGGATATGCTCAACGACCTCATTGACCAATGGTCAAATGAGGACATGATGGTATTTAATGTGACTGAGATTATCTTCCCAGTCATTGCGGGGCAGACCCAATACACGATTGGCCCCGTAGCGTCTACCGCAAACTTCATTGGTGCATCTTTCACAGGCTCAATTACTGGTGATGTGCTAACTGTTACCGCTATTGGTTCTGGCGCTGTGGCACAAGGGCAAACCCTTAAAGGCACAGGAATCACAGCAGGCACAAAGATTGTGGACTTTTTGACGGGCGCTGGCGGTAATGTAAATGAGGTTGGTACTTATCAACTGGACATTAGCCAGACAGTTTCATCAACCACAATAACTGCTTACTACGAAAAGCCTTTGGGTATTAACTCTGCTTTTGTTCGTATTAACACTAACTCAAATGGTATGCCCATCGTAAGCGGTGGATTGGATTACCCAATATCTATTTTGGCGTTAGAAGATTACGAGATGATTGGTCTAAAGACGCTGAATGGCCCGTGGCCAAAAGCGTTGTATTTCAATGCTGGCGCTGATACGGGAAACCTCTTTGTGTGGCCAAACCCCTCACAGGGCGAGATGCACATGTTTGCTAACACCATTTTTAGCAGATACAACACTTTGTACGACAACATCGCGTTGCCACAAGGCTATTCAATGTGCCTCAGATGGTGCTTGGCAGAGCGTTTAATGCCTATGTATGGCAAAGCCTCACAAACTCAAATTGCCATGATTAACGCTTTTGCCGCACAAGCAAAAGCAACCCTCAAGCGCACCAATATGTCACCATTGCAAACTGCAAGATACCCAGATTCATTACTGGTTGGTCGCGCCAAAGATGCAGGGTTTATATTAAATGGTGGATTTACTTAATGGCAGACTTTGGCTTTGTTGGCCCCTCCTACCCAGCGACTTCGGTTTACCAAGACTCGAATGAGTGTATAAACTTTCTTCCAGAAGTTGACCCACTTAAACAGCCTGGTGACCGAGGGGTGGTAGCGCTATACCCAACGCCAGGTCTGACGATTAAAGCCATTTTGCCCAACCAACAAGAGGTTCGTGGGCTTAGAACGCTATCTGGTGGCACAAGGATGCTTGCCGTTTGTGGCGCTTATGTCTATGTGTTTAACAGCCTTTTGACTCCCACAATGATTGGGCAGTTAAACACTACAACGGGTCGCGTCACCATTTCTGACAACGGAATCAACGCTTATATCGTAGACGGCACATATCGCTATACATGGCGCATTTCTACTGTGACTGCCGCTGTGTTTACAGGCTCTACTTCTGGCACGACTTTGACTGTTACTTCTGTTAAATCTGGCACTATCGCTGTTGGTCAAAACCTATTTGCTGTTGGCGCACTTCAAGAGACAGTTATAACGGCTTTGGGAACTGGAACTGGTGGAACGGGTACATATACCCTTGGGTTGTCGCAATCAATCGCTTCTAGCCAGATGTACACATCAAGTCCTGGCGCTGTAATTACTGCCGCCATATCTGGAACTACGCTAACTGTTGCATCTGTTGCTAGTGGTACTTTGTATGTCGGTCAGACCATCCAAGGCGCTGGCATTACTACACAAACCATCATTACTGCGTTGGGTACGGGTACTGGTGGCGCAGGAACTTACACAGTAAACAACTCACAGACAATCGCATCCATCACGATGTACGCCCTTAATTGGACTGTTTTGCCATCAAGCGATGGTGCGTTCACAGGGGGTGAGACTTGTGACATTGTTGATAACTACTTTGTATACAACAGACCAGCATCACAACAATTTGGTGCATCTGGCGTGTCATCGCCTATTTCTGGCAACACATCGTTTTCTAGCAAAGATGGCTCACCAGATAACCTAGTGGCGCTTATTGTTGACCACCGAGAAGTTTACCTAATGGGTGAGAACTCCTCTGAGGTTTGGACAGATGTAGGTGGAAACCCTTTTCCTTTTTCAAGAATCCCAGGCACTAACACCCAACACGGCATTGCGGCTAAGTTTTCCCTTGCTAGATTTGGTGATTCGTTCTGTTATGTCTCGCGCAACAACCGAGGTCAAGCGCAGATTATGCAGATGAAGGGCTATGTGCCTACCCGCATATCTAACCACGCTGTTGAGAACTCCATAACCAATCAATATGTAGATGATGCTATTGCTTGGACTTACCAGTTAGAAGGTCACGAAGTTTATGTAGTGTCTTTCCCTACTCTAGAGTTAACTTGGGCGTATGACCTAGCCTCTGGAATGTGGCATAAATGGTTATACAGCAACAATGACGGAACTTATACCCGTCACAGAGGTAATTGCTGTGCGGTGTTCCAAGGGCTAGTTTTGGTGGGTGACTACCAAGACGGCTCAATCTATGAGATAGACAAGAACAACTACACCGACAACGGACAGTACACCCGTAGGCTTCGCAGAGCGCCACACTTGGTGACTGACCTACAACGCCAATACTTTGATGAACTGCAAATACAGTTTCAGCCTGGCGTTGGCATCACGGGCATCACTACCCCATTAAACGATGAGGTCGTTGGCGCTGACCCGCAGGCTATGCTTCGCTGGTCAAACGATGGTGGCTCTACATGGTCAAGTGAACATTGGACTTCTATTGGTCAAATCGGTAAGTATAAGAATCGTGCTATTTGGCGCAGATTGGGTATGGCTAGAGATAGAGTGTTTGAAGTGGTCGTGAGCGACCCTATCAACGCTGTGATTATTTCGGCTAACCTAAAAGCAACTGGTGGGGAAAACTAATGGCTACGGGCATTTCCAATACCACGCAGTTAAACCCATACCCACAGACTGAGTTCTTGGATGGACAGACTAAGCGCCCCACAAGGGCATGGCAACAGTTCTTCCTTAATCTTCTCAACTTCAGTTCTGCGACAACGGCTACGGCTGGGTCAGGTACTTTGCCTGCTAACCCCGTTGGGTTTATAAACATTACCATAAATGGTGTGCCATACAAAGTGCCATATTACAATGTCTAACATGAGCGAAGTCATTGATTTACTTGCTGTTGGCGGTATCGCGCAACAAGGTCAAAACACGCCAGAAAAAGTCCAATTTCGCCATAATGTAATGGTTTTCCAGAATGGTTTGATAGACAAAATTGCTAAAGGCGAGATTGAATCAACATTGGAAGATTGCAAGTTAACGCACCATTTTTCGCCTATTGACGAGAAATATGGATGTGGAACTTATGCAAGAGAAATGTTTATCCCAAAGGGAACAATCATCATAGGAAAGATTCACAGGCATCAGCATTTGAACTTTATTATGAAAGGCAAGGTATCTGTTGCCACAGAATTCGGTAAAAAGTATTTTGAAGCGCCTCATATATTTGTTTCTGAAGTAGGTTTAAAGCGGGCTGTGTATGCCGAAGAGGACACTATTTGGGTAACAGTTCACATGACTGAACATCAGGGTGAGGAAAACCTTGCCAAGATTGAAGAAGAAGT